TTGTTGCTAAATAAACTAGTTTGACTAAAAATAATGACAAGTCTTATTGACCCAAAAGAATTTACGGATGTTGTGACCGAGTTACGGTCATTTTTTTTGTCCAAAAACTTTTATGAAGTACATACACAGAACAGGTTAAGTATCCTAGCTGCATGTGAAGACCCAGAGACAGTAGCATCATACAATTATGGTGGTAATATTTGGCCACTACCTCAGACAGGTCAGATGTGGTTAGAACATGAATTACTTTCTAATCCTTCGGCAGAAGGATTTTTTTGTGTCTCCACTTCATATAGAGCAGAACCTGATCCTGTACCAGGTAGACATGAAACAATCTTCCCCATGTTTGAGTTTGAAATGAAGGGTGGTGTAAAAGAACTAGAAGAGATGGAGATAGAACTCTGTCAATGGTTAGGTATACCATTGTCACTTGATAAGATTAAAACTTATGATGAATGGGGTGACAAGTTTAATACTAAAGAGTTAGACCATGATCATGAGAAAAAGATTGGACGTGGTATGATTACTAAGTTCCCTGAGTGGACATCACCTTTCTGGAACATGTCTAGGAATGATGATGGTACTAGTAGAAAGATTGATGTTATCTTAGGTGGCATGGAAACTATCGGTAGTGCTGAAAGGAGTACCGATAAGAAACAGATGCGTGATACATTCTACACCATATCAGATGGTGGATATGCTCAGCTTATTATTGATAAGTTTGGTAAGGAAAGAGTGGAAGATGAACTTGAAAAGTTCCTCGACTTTGATTTCTTTCCTCGTTCTGGAGGTGGTATAGGAGTCACTCGCATGATCTCGGCACTTAAATAGTGCCTACCTTGTGAGGTGACGAAACTGGTAAACGTGGCAGGTTGTTTCCCTGCTGTTCCTGGCGGGACTTGAAGGTTCGACTCCTTCCCTCACAGTTAAATAAATATATATAAATTTTTGATTAATATGTTAAATTTATTAGCAGCAGCAACTCTTGACCTGAATGAGGCATGGAACTTATCATGGGGTGAAGGTATTCAATTCATACTGGTACTTGCCTTTGTGTATTGGTTGAAAGTAAAGATAGACACACGTGCTGGTCTAGGTAAGAAGAAGTTAAGACAGTTGAAGACAGTAATTAAAGAGGCAATTCAAGAAGCAAAACAAGATTAATGTAGGAATGTTAAGAAACTGTATCGGTTTACACATTATTACTTGACTATATAATATAACTGTGTTAGTATTAACACAATCGTTCATCCCAACAGGGACGCAACTAAGCCGACACGGAACGGATTCGTTCATCCTCTTCGGAGGACGCAAATGCCGACTGAAGGAACGGATTAAAAACCCTACTACTTTGGAGTAAGCCAATGGCACAAGTCACTTATCGTGGTGTCAAGTACGACACTGATTCACGTAAAGCAACACCATCTTCTAAGTCAGACCTGACTTACAGAGGTGTTAAGCACAGCAACAAAGCTGTCGCTGCATAAATCAAAATTTAATTTTTGATTCCATAAATCCAGGAAAATTTTTTCCTGGATTTTTTTGTTGCAAAAGTCGAGTGGATGTGCTAACCTATATACTAAGTAACATTACCCATCATGTCACAGAAATTAGAAGGAGACGAACTGCTTCATCTGCGAGAGCATGTTCTGAAATTATTACTCAGTAATTATGGATCTTCCTATCCAGCCCGATACATTTATATGTGTGCCGATGAGTGGTGTAATAAACAGGTCACGTCGAATGGGATAGTAGGTTATTTTAAAGCCTACTATGGTAAATATGAAAGACAAAAAGGCAGCAAAGAAAATTATTAAGAGAGCAAAACATAATCCAAGTCTTTATAGCAAAGATGAGGTAAAGTATGCTAAAATATACCTGAAACGTATAAAGCGTGAAAAGAAACAATATGAATGTGAAATTAGTGACAGTAACTCCAGAAGCGGAGACGCACATGGGTTACGTGGCGAGGGTGAGCAACCCAAAGAACCAAGACAATCCAAACGTCGCTGGTTTACTAAGTTATTGCATAAAGCACGGTCATTGGTCCGTCTTTGAACAAGCATACCTAACTGTGGAAATTGAGACCACTCGTGGTCTTGCAGCACAGATTCTAAGGCATAGATCATTTACATTCCAAGAGTTCTCTCAACGTTATGCTGATGTGAACTGGTTGAAGATGGGTATACCTTTACCAGAATTACGCAGTCAGGACAGTAAGAATAGACAGAATAGTATAGATGACATACCAGAAGAACAACAGAAGAGGCTACAGAAAGCAATCGGTAGGCACTTCTATGAAGCGTTGGATTTATACAATGAACTCATACGTGAGGGTGTTGCGAAGGAATGTGCGAGATTTGTTCTCCCATTAGCATCACCAACTAGAATATACATGACTGGTAGTGTACGTTCATGGGTTCACTACATAGAACTACGTTCTGGACATGGTACACAAAAAGAACACATGGAAATTGCTCAAGCATGTAAAGATGTTTTTGTAGAACAGTTTCCTATTACATCTCAAGCATTGGAGTGGAAATAATGCCAACATATCCTGTAAAAAATTTAAAGACTGGTGAGGAGAAAGAACTCATGATGTCTATGAAAGCATACGATGAGTGGAAGAAAGACAATCCTGACTGGGATAAAGATTGGTCTAAGGGTTGTGCTGGTTCTGGTGAGACAGGTGAGTGGCGTGATAAAATGAACAAGACACATCCTGGTTGGGGTGATATCATGAGGAATAAAATAGTACCTAAAGCAGCACGATATAATAACCGTAGTATCACAGACAAGTATAATTAATATGCCAGTTAAAAAGAAAACAACTAAAGCACCAGGTCAGGGCATGTCTGCCAAGCAAAGGAAGAGACGTAAGCCAATCAATCAGGAACTAATGTTTCCTATTGAACCACTCACTGATAACCAAAAGGTTTTCTTTGATGAGTGGGACGCTGGTAAAATGATCTATGCTTATGGTGTAGCAGGTACAGGTAAGACATTCATTGCAATGTATAAAGCATTACAGGATGTACTTAGTGAGACTACTCCATACGAAAAGATATATCTTGTACGATCTCTTGTACCATCAAGAGAGATCGGTTTCTTACCAGGTGATGCTGATGATAAGTCATTCTTATATCAAGTACCATACAAGAAGATGGTTCAAGCAATGTTTGAGATGCCAGATGATGCATCATATGAAATGTTGTATCATAATCTAAAGGCACAAGAAACTATTTCTTTCTGGTCTACCTCATTCATACGTGGTACTACATTTGATAATGCTATTGTTATAGTTGATGAATGTCAGAACTTGAATTTTCATGAGTTAGATAGTATAATAACAAGAGTTGGACAAGACAGTAAGATTATATTCTGTGGTGATGCTGCTCAAACAGATTTAGTTAAGACTAATGAACGTACAGGCATCTTAGATTTTCAAAAGATCTTACAGACAATGCCTGAGTTCTCTTTAATTGAATTTAATATAGAGGACATCGTTCGTTCAGGTCTTGTTAAGTCATACTTGATTAGTAAAATTAATATGGGTTTATGACAACACGTACTCACACACCATTCAATCATCAGGTGAAATGTTTTCCTCTGGATATGAAAGCAGAGATGGTAGATGGTAAGAGAGTTTACCTCACACCAGATGGTAAACATTATCCATCAGTCACCACTGTTATTGGTAACAATCCTAAGAAGCAAGCAGGTCTTGCTAAATGGAGAGCAAGAGTAGGTAAGGAGAAGGCAGCAGCAATCTCCTCACGTTCTGCTGCTCGTGGTACAAAGTACCATGCCATAGTTGAAGATTACTTTAACAATAAACTAGACATAGATCAGTATAAAAAGTTTCCTTTGCCTACCATTATGTTTCATAATAGTAAGCATGTACTAGATAGAATAAATAATATTTACCTACAGGAAGGAGCATTGTACTCAAATCATCTTGAGATTGCTGGTCGTGTAGATTGTATTGCTGAATTTGATGGAGAGTTATCCATAATAGATTTTAAAACTTCTGCTGAACCTAAGAAGGAAGTATACATGTATGATTACTTCCTTCAAGAGACAGCGTATGCATGTTGCTTGCAAGAATTATACAGTCTAACTGTCAAACAACTCGTAACTATTGTTGCTTGTGAGAATGGCGAAACTCAAGTCGTAATTAAGCCACCTAAGAAGGAGTATCTTCTTAAACTCATAGAGTACATCGACGAGTACCAACAACGACATGGATAAAAAACAATTACTTGAGGATAAATTTATGACCGCTGCGAAATTCTCGCAGGAAGTGGAGAAGATTGCCCTACACAATCCAGACATGAACTATATTGATTCGGTTATCCACTACTGTGAAGAAAATGAGATCGAACTAGATAACGTAGGTAAGTTGATCAGCAAACCATTAAAAGAAAAGCTTCGCTTTGAAGCACAAGAACTAAACTTTATTAAAAAAACAAGTCGTGCCAAGTTGATGCTAGTATGAGTAAATTCTTTCAGTCAGAGTTAGTTCGTGGAGACATCCAAGAGATGATAGAACTACAGCAGTTCTGTTTTAGATCTGCTATGAATTTTATATTACTAGATCCACAAAGAAAAATAGAATACTTTGAGGCATTAGAAAAATTAATTGAGAAGCAAAAGATATTTCATGCTCGACTTCAGTTGAGTGATGACCCTGAAGCAAAGTCTGTCGTAGAATCTATGAAGGCAGGTATAGTAATGCTAGGTGCTACCCCTGACACACCGATAGAAAAGATGTTCGATGAATTGTTAGAGAAGATTAACATGATGAGAGAAAAGTTGGAAGAGGGTTGACAAATAAATAGTAATGGGTTATAGTATCTCTTGTGGGGTTGATCACCTCACATGGGAGTGACTGAACAAACTTGCTGGCAATGGTCTAGTTAAGGTGATGAGTCAGAGGTGGTGCTCGCTGTGGCAACACAGAACTGTTTAACCAGACAGGACTCATGCAGTACAGTAAAAATTTACTTATGTAGAAATGCCCTGTACTTGTAGGTATACATTATTCCTACCTCCCACCCACTTTATTTGTAACATTATGTACCCTTTTGTAAGGGTTTCGTGATATAAATAGTTTTGTAGCAACTGCTACCACTACGTTCATCTCCTTAGGGAGACGCAAGTAAGCCGACTCGGAACGGATCGTTCATCCTTATGGAATTTTTACTAGCTGCTGCATTAACTTGTGCCGATGTATCAAAATTGGTAGATCGTGCTCAGACTGAGAGAGGTCTCAGTGATGAAACCAGACAAGAGATAGTGGAGATGTACCAAGTACATCTTACGGAAGCAGTAGGACTAGAGTGTACATGGGACGCAAAAGCCGACTGAAGGAACGGTCTAATAAACCTAATCCTACAGGAGAAAACAAATGGCACAAGTCACTTACCGTGGTGTCAAGTACGACACCAATTCACGTAAAGCAACACCATCTTCTAAGTCAGAACTGACTTATAGAGGTGTTAAGCATAGCAAAGTAGATGAAGTTCTACCTTCATATCTTGATGTTGCTTAAGTAACGTCACGATTTGTATATAAAGACACCTTATTGACAGGTGTCTTTTTTTATGTGATAATAAAT